TTTCTCATTGGATGAAAGCGACCCGCATTACATTACAAGTGTATTTGGAAATGACCCAACCGCAGGAAATCCGGCTACTTATGCGGCTGGAACTAAAATTGAAGCGGCTTATCTCTACAATCTATATCCCGACAGTATTGCATCTGTAATTGCAAATCCAACAAATTGGAAAGTTAGCATAAATGCAATTCCGTCTGGCTCGTTTTTAAACGAACCGTTAAGTTTTGTTGACGCATATTCACTTGCTCCGACGACTGGAGACTCCCAATTTGCATTGACAAATGCTTATACTCCTTGGGTGGTTTCACAGAAGATTTCGCCGTGGAACAACGGAACTCCGACCCGTTTTAATTTGTTTCAAGTTGCTACGTTGTCGGACGGGACGTATGCCAATACGTCTTATAAGATTCAAATTTCAAATGTTAAATTGGCAGGAACTGTTCAGGGAAGTGACTGGGGAACGTTTAATTTGACAGTTAGAAATTTCTCAGACACGGATAGAAAGCCTGTAGTTTTGGAGCAATTTAATAACTTAACGTTAGACCCAACTTCTCCTAATTTCATAAGCAGAATAATCGGAGACCAATACGAATATATCAACTCAAATGGAAAAGTTACTCAGTTTGGAAATTACTCCAATAACAGTAAATATATCCGAATAATTATATCCGATGTTAATTATCCAGTGAATGCGGTTCCGTTTGGTTTTACTGCACTTTCCACTCCGATTGACGGGGCTATGGGTTATTGGGTTGCTCCAGTTGCCTACACAAAAGCATCCGTCTATGGATTATTTCCTGGTAAGTATCCATCCGGAATAGACTTCAATGGTGCTCCAACAGGAGCCGACTCGGAATTGGTTGGATTATATCCTACTTCTTCAGTTGGCGGAGTATCATACAATGATAACTTACAATATTTTGCACCGTTGCCATTGGGTTCTACGGCTGGACAAAACATTGCATTCGCATTGGATGACAATACTATAAATAACGGAGTATCATCCGGCTCTTATATAAGTGGAAGCAATGCAGTTCCTTCTACTTATGACGCTGTAAATGAAACTACATATGTAAAAATGAGAAATTTCGTATTTGGTTTTCAAGGTGGATTTGATGGACAATCACCGGCTATTCCAGTTAATGTGGGAGACGCCATTGTTGCTGGAAACACTCAAGGATTAAACTGTGCAAATAGCACCACGGCTGGTTCTGTTGCCTACAGTCAATGTATTGGCGCACTTGGAAATGCCGACCAATTTGATATCAATTTGATTTCAACTCCGGGAGTAATCTATTCCTTACATTCTTATGTAACCAGCTTGGTAATCGACATGTGTGAACGTGTTAGAAATGGTGATTGTTTCTATGTGGCTGATTTATATGAAGATGGTGGAAATCCGGCAACTGGTCAAGTCGACGAAGTTATCGGATTGGCTGCTCAATTGGACACTAGCTATGCTGCGGCATATTATCCATGGATTAAAATCCTCGATACTAATATCAATCAAATCGTAACAATTCCGCCGTCAGTTGTCATGCCATCCATATATGCTGCGAACGACAACATTGCTGGTGAATGGTGGGCCCCTGCCGGATTAAACCGTGGTGGAATTCCATCGGCTGTATCAGTCACTGACCGAGCAACCCAATCTGAGCGTGACTCGCTATACGAAGGAAAAGTAAATCCTATTGTAGCATTCCCAGGACAGGGTATCGTAGTGTGGGGACAAAAGACGCTTCAAGTTGAAGATAGTGCACTGAATAGAATTAACGTTCAACGATTGTTGATTGCTATTAAGAAATATATCGCAAGCATATCGAAGTATTTGGTGTTCGAACAAAACACGGCATCAACTCGTAATAAGTTCTTGTCCATTGTGAACCCATATTTGGAAAGTGTTCAGCAACGTAGTGGATTATATGCATTCCAAGTAATTATGGATGATACTAATAATACATCAGATGTAATTGACCAGAATGTTTTAATTGGACAGATTGCAATTCAACCAACAAGAACTGCTGAAAATATATACCTGCCATTCACAGTAATGAGCACGGGTGCAAGTTTCTAATAATTAAAAACTCAAAAATAAACCCCTCAAATCGAGGGGTTTATTTTTATTTTAAAATAAGTTGTATGTTTCTACTTTAGTGATATATTTATGAGTATGAACAATAACATCTGGAGTATTATATGACCGACCGAGGATTAAAAATACGAGAAACTTTCCGTAAAAAATACGGCGTAGACCATCCATCGCAACTTCCATCTGTTAAAGAAAAGATAAAACAAAAAAGATTGAGTGGTTCGTATGAAAATATGGTATCAAAGATAAAACAGACGAATATACTACGGCATGGGAGTGAAAATTATAACAATAAAGAAAAAGGAAAAAAAACTAAATTGGAAAAATATGGGGACGAAAATTATAATAATCGAGAAAAAATGATACAAACAACAATTGACAAATACGGTAGTAAAGTATCTCCTAAATCACTTAAATCAATAATTCGACGAAGTAATAGTGGGGAGGTGGGATTCAAATCTTTAAAATATAAAGAGTTTTTAGAAAGTGAAAATGTATCAAATGTATCTCAAATTCAAGCAGTTAAAGATAAAAACAAATTAGCAATACGAGATAAAGTCATTAAACATTTATTCTTTGGAAATAGATTAAAAAATATCGTTACTCCATTATTTTCCGAAAATGAATATATTGATAGTGAATATAACACCTTATATAAATTTAAATGTAATACATGCAATACTGAATTTGAAGATATATTATATTCCGGAAATATTCCACGTTGTTTAACATGCTTTCCCTTAAATAGATTTAAATCTGCTATGGAAGATGAGATATTGGAATATTTACATTCATACAATATAACCACGAAACATCATGACCGAACTATACTGGTCGGAAATGAGATTGATTCTAATATCAGAATTTAAATTGGGAATAGAATATGATGGTATATATTGGCATTCAGAATTATCGGGAAAACCTAAAAATTATCATATAACTAAAACGGAAGAAGCATCTAAAAAAGGAATAGAATTACTACATATATGGGATTGGGAGTGGTTAAATAAAAAAGAAATAGTTAAGGGAATTATTCTCAGTAAAATACATAAAAATAAATTTATATATGCCGGAAAATGCGAAATACGAGAAATAAGTAATATTGTAAAATCCGAGTTTATAACTGATAATCATATTCAAGGAGATGATAAAAGCTCAATTAGAATTGGATTATATTATAATGATGAATTGGTATCCGTTATGACATTCTCAAAGTCGAGATTTGATAAAAAATATCAATATGAATTATCTAGATTATGCACTAAAATAGGAATATCGGTGATTGGTGGAGCATCTAAATTATTTACATATTTCATTAGAACATATTCTCCACGTTCTATCGTATCATATTGCGATAGACGTTATTTTACTGGAAAATCATATAGTAAGATGGGAATGTCTCTAAATGCAATTACGCCAATAAGTTATCATTATTTCCATAATAATAAAGGAATACCACTTAATAGATTACAATTCCAAAAACATAAGTTGAAGGATAAATTATCAACATTTGACCCATCATTAACTGAATGGGAGAATATGCAACTAAATGGCTATAATAGAATATGGGACTGTGGGATGTTAAAATATACATGGAATAATCCTAATATTACTTAATTTAAACTATATTTATACTGTATATGTCAGACAATCAATATTTAGATAATTTAAAAGGTTCCCCGTATATAAATGAGTCGGGAATGGATTATCTTAAAAAGATAAAAACTGCGGGTTCCAATTTTATTAACAAGTTTAGAGGCAGTCCAGCAGCGGCTCCCACACAACTAAATACATCGGGACTAACCCCTCAAGAAAATGATTTTGTTAAGATTGTTGAGACCGTATGTGATATATTGGTTGATAAAATAAATAAAGATTTAAAAGTTAACCATGATATAGATGAAACGCCAACGGAACCAAACCAGCCGAAACCAACTCCATCTATAGATATTGATAAAAACTACAGAGCATCAATGACCGGTAATAAGACATCAATAACCGAAAAAGTGGATATTGATGACATGGAAACTTCCGATGGAAAATCAACCACTAAACTTTACGTTGCCGATACCGAAGATAAAGCCGGTGGCTGGTTAAATTGGTTCCGTGGACAATATAGAAAATCAGTTAAATTCGGGATAAGTTTTACTAAAGAGGCAGAATCTAAAACGTTAAAAATGTCCAATGGAAAAATTAAAAGAATAAGTGTTAAATGGGCAAATAACAACCACGAAAATAAAATTTTAGTTGAATATGAGGACGTATCAAATGAAGACTATATAAAGCAAAATG